GTTCCGCACTCGGTCAACTTGTTGGCCAAAAAACTTGAACTGTTGAAAAACATTTAGACCATCGTCTATAGTTCAGTCTGTCGGTAAGCGTCCCGCTACGACTAGAGATTGGTCAGCGTCCCGCGCCATCGGAATACAACCTCCTGCGCACAACCAATCAACAACTACTCATGGAGAAAATCATGAAACAATTCATTGAACAACAAATGGAAGCCCGTGCAAAAGCATGGGAAGCCGCAAAGAACATTCTTGATGTTGCAACCGCAGAAAAGCGTGACTTGACAGCAGAAGAATCACAGACATACGAGCGCATCAGCAAAGAACTTGAGGATCGCCAAGCAACAATTGAGAAGCTCCGCGCCGATGAGGCCCGTGAACTTCGTTTGGATGCAGCAACACGCGAGTTCGCAGACCAGGTTCGTCCTGTCGCTGACGCATCACGCGGTGTTCGTTCAGATGCAGAAGTCATCCGATCGATGGCCAAAGGCGAGATTCGTTCACACTCGTTTGAAAAGCGCGATCTCTTAAAGACTTCGACTGGTTCACCAGTACCAACATCGTTCTACGACCAAGTCATCATGCTTGCTCGTCACATTGGTCCGATGCTCTCAACTTCAACAGTTTTGAACACGGCATCAGGTGAGAACCTTCAGATTCCATCGCTTGCTCAGTACTCAACTGCAGCAATCACTGGTGAAAGCACAGCAATCAGCGAGAGCGATCCAATATTCAACTCGTTCATCACTTTGGGTGCATACAAGTATTCGTTCCTCGTACAACTCTCAACAGAGTTGATCGAAGATGCAGGTGTTGACATCCTTGGATTCTTGGCAACCGAAGTCGGCAACGAACTCGGCTACCGAGTCAACGCAGCATTGACAACTGGAACAGGCACAAACCAACCAAAGGGCATCGTCGTAGCATCAAGCCTCGGCGTGACCGGTGCAACGGCAACATCTGGTGTATTCACAGCAGACAACTTGATCGACTTGGTCTACTCGGTAGACACAGCCGGTCGTCGTTTGGCAGGTTCAGGCTTCCAAATGAATGCGGCCTCAATCGGCAAAATGCGCAAACTGAAGGACACAGCAGGCAACTATGTGTTCCAACCAGCACTCAGCGCAGATGCACAAGACTTGCTTCTCGGATACCCAGTATTCGAGAACCCAGCAATGGCAGACACAGCAACTAGCGCGAAGTCGGTAATCTTCGGACACCTTCCTTCGTACTATGTTCGTCAAGTTGGCGGCATCAGGTTGGATCGTAGCGACGATTACGCATTCAACGCTGGTCTTGTTACCTTCCGCGCAACAATGCGTGTCGATGGCAACTTGCCACAAACATCACATGTCAAACACTTCATCGGTGGCGCATCCTGATAATCGGGAAGCATCACTAACAATTTGACATGGCAGTCCGTGAGGACTGTGACTAGGATTAAGCCTCGGCAAGGTCGTGCAGGACTTGCCGAGGCTTTCCTGTATCTGCACTAAACTTAGGAGGATCATGTGGCAGACCGTAATCGTCAAGGGCGTACCAGTCGAGATACCAGGAGCATTAGCGGAGCGTTTGATCCGAGCGGGCGTAGCGCACTTGCCAGAGACATCCGACTTACCAATCCCGACCGACTCCGAATCGTCTGGTATTCAAACGCACCTTGGGCAGCAACCGGCTACGGCCAACAAACCGCGCAAGTCATCCAAAGGCTCGCGAAAGAAGGCCACCAAGTAGCGATCCACG